GTGAAGAGATGGTGATGGATGCAGTCGAGAATTGTCTGAAGGCAATCGAGAACTACAATCTAGAAGCTGCGACACGATCTGGTAAACCAAATGCATTTGCATACTTCACCCAGATTACTTGGTACGCATTCCTACGTAGAATCCAGAAAGAGAAACGTCAACAAGATATTAAGATGAAATATATAGCAGAGGCAGGAATCGAAAACTTCCTTGACATGTCTCTTGATGACGGTAACACCGACTACAGTAATGTTCTACCCTTTGTTGATGTACTACGACAACGTATTGATATTGTTAAGAACGCTGATAATGAATTTAAACAGTACGCAAAGGAAGAGAAGAAACAACGTAAGAGACGGGCAGTAAACGTTGACTCTGATTTGACTGGACACTTTACTGAATAAGTACTTGACATTATACTGCCCACGTGGTATAATGTCCCTTATATTTAAATAGTAATAGGTATATTATGAAATTAGCGATCTTAAATGATACGCACTGTGGTATTCGTAATTCATCTGACATCTTTATGGACTATCAAGAGAAGTTCTATAGAGATGTCTTTTTCCCATACCTTCTAGAGAATGATATCAAACAGATCATTCACCTTGGGGACTACTACGATAACCGTAAGACGATCAACTTCAAGGCACTGAAACACAACCGCAAAATCTTTCTAGAGAAGTTGCGTGAATATGGTATCACGATGGATATCATTGTTGGTAACCACGATGCCTACTTCAAGAACACCAACGAACTGAACGCACTTAAAGAGTTACAAGGTCACTACATGAATGAAGTGAATGTGATTCTGGACAATACTGTCATGCGTTATGGTAAGATGGATATGGCCTTGGTTCCGTGGATCACACCAGAGAACGAGAAGGACACACTAGAGTTCCTTGCGAACTGTAAGGCAGATATTGTTGGCGCCCACCTAGAGTTGGATGGGTTCGAGATGTCCAAGGGTATTCCGTGTCACGGTGGNATGAGTATGTCTCACTTCGAACGATTCGACATGGTTCTGTCAGGACACTTCCATACTCGTTCGTCACAGAATAATATCCACTATCTTGGTTCACAGATGGAGTTCTTCTGGTCTGATTGTGACGACAAGAAATACTTCCACGTTCTTGATACTGAAACAAGAGAACTGACTCCAGTTCACAATCCAGTCACGATCCACAAGAAGGTTTACTACGATCACGAGAAGATGAACAANTTCGAAGATCTACNTTATCTTGAAGATCACTTTGTTAAGATGATTGTTGTGAACAAAGGCGACCCATACAAGTTCGAACGTTTTGTTGATCGTGTACAGAGTATGAAGATTCANGAACTAAAGATTGCCGAAGACTTCAAAGAGTTTAGTGGAGATGCGGTAAACGATGATGCGGTGAGTGTAGAAGATACCGAGACATTGATGTATAATTACATTGATGCTGTACATACGGATCTAGACAAGGATCGAATTAAGAAAGAAATCAACTCTTTAATGAAAGAGGCCCAAAGTGCCGAAATTGCTTAACGCATTAGAGGAATCGCATTTTCGTAAAAAAGGTTGGGTTCAGGTTACTAAAGTAATTGAACCTAAAGATTATCGTGCAATGAGATTGTATGCTTATGAGGCAGAAGAAAAATCTAAGAAAGACGCTTCAGACACTCTCTATATAGATAACGTTTCTATGTTACACCGACCATTTTGGTTTTTCTATAGTGATAAAACGATGTGGGCATTGGCAAGCGACACATTGAATGTGTTTGAACCGCATTTTTTAAACGATAGACTAACGGCTAGATATTCTAAAGAAGAAGGTGATAGGGATAAAGAAAGAGAGTTAAGGGAAAATGTTTATGATGTGGCATCAGTAAAGATTATTGTTTTTTTATATGATGTGACTGACGAAAATGGTGGTATCTCTATAAAAAATTCTGATAACGGTAGGTTGTGTAAACCAAGACCAAGAAAAGGTGATGTTATCATTTTAGATTCCAACACGATTCATTCATTTGGGGGTAACTACTCCAAAGAAACAAGACATGACTATGAATGTTTTTATTCGTCATTTGGTGTAGGAAAAAATAATTTATATGAAACGAGGTTTAATAATGAACGGAAAGAAAGCAAAATTAATGCGAAAAGCTGGCATATCGAAAAAAGGCGACAAGAGAAACTATCAGGCGATGAGTCACCAGAATAAAGGAATGTTTGGGGACGTAGTTGAGGAGATTGCTGAGAAGGGAGGCAAACTTAACAATGTCAAACAATAACTGGCATGGAGGTAAGGGTTCTAAACAAAGACCCACCGACCGTGATAAATTCAACGACAATTACGATGCGATCTTTGGTAAGAAGTCCGCAGTCGATGATGCAGCTGACGTGATGTCTGGTATGTGGACTCATAATTGTAAAGTGGACGGTCTCATTTCAACAGAGAAGGGATCTAAATGTAATTGGTGTGATGCAGAGGAAGAAGAATGATAAACAAATTTTGGTTGAATAGGATATGGAATCTAGACTTGCGAAACGGCATTGGTTTCGACCTTGAGTTCGTAGATAGTAAATTGGTCTGGGCATATAACCCACTAATAGAAGATGTCGAACCCCGACAGTTCTATGGAACAGTAATCCTCTTACCGTTCTTTATCATCAACGTTGGAAGACTCGTTGCTGAAGAAGAATAATAATACTTGACTTTTTGTTATGGATAGTGTATAATACGTACCTATGATTAAATTTGAAAAACTCCGATTCAAGAACTTTTTAAGTACTGGGAACAATTTCACCGAGATTGATTTCCTTCATTCACCTACTACTCTTGTGGTGGGACATAACGGTGCGGGCAAATCAACCATGTTGGATGCCCTGTCGTTTGGTCTCTTTGGGAAACCCCACCGTAAGATTTCTAAACCACAGTTGGTCAACACTATCAACAACAAAGGATCACTTGTTGAGGTAGAGTTTTCTGTTGGTTCTCAGTCGTACAAGATTATTCGGGGCATCAAACCGAACATCTTTGAGATCTGGGTCAACGGTAACATGATCAATCAGAACTCACATGCAAAAGAATACCAACAGGTTCTAGAGAAAAATATTCTGAAGTTGACTCACAAGAGTTTCCACCAGATTGTTGTTCTTGGATCAAGTTCTTTTGTACCGTTTATGCAACTGGCGTCTGGTGCAAGACGTGATGTAATTGAAGATCTTCTGGACATTGGTGTGTTCTCTAAGATGAACGGACTACTCAAAGAGAAGATGAGTATTCTCAAGGACGAGGTACGCAATGCGGCCCACAGTCTGGAGATGGCAAAGACCAAGATCAATGCACAGAAGAAGTATCTACGTGATCTCAATGCTGTGAACACCGCATACCGTAAAGAGAAAGAAGATAAGATCTCTGAGATAAATGCGGAGATCACTGAGTTACAGGAACGCAACACTAAACTCAGTAGTGATATCACGGAGAGACAGGCACCACTAGAATCCGACATTGCGAAACTAGTGAAGGATCGTAGTGAACTTAGTTCGTACATGGCGACATTCAAGACACAGATAAAGGCAGTTGTAAAAGAGTCTAAGTTCTTTGAGGAGAACGATATCTGTCCTACATGTGATCAGGACATCGGTGACGATCTGAAGAACGAGAAGATCGAGAAGTCTAAATCACGTGCGAAGGAACTGAACGATGCGATGGTAGAGGCGGACAAGAAAGAGAAAGACTTCTTATCTCTTGCCGAATCTTACGAAGCAATGATGGAAGCGGTGCGTAACTGGTCTAATGAGTTGAATAACAACAACCAGACAATCTCTCGTTTACAAATCAACATTAGTTCAGTCCAGTCAGATCTTGCAAAGATGCAAGGAGAGACTGGTGATCTAGAGAAGGCAAACCGTGAGTTGGAAACCCTGCGTGAGTCTGAACTAACTCTGACCGAGAACAAGTTCAAACTGAACGAACAGGTGGCGTACAACCAAGTGAGCTCAGAATTACTGAAAGATACTGGCATCAAGACCAAGATTATCAAACAGTACATTCCTGTAATCAATCAGTTGACCAACCAACACTTGCAGACTCTAGACTTCTTCGTACACTTTGATCTGGATGAGTCTTTCCAAGAGACTATCCGTTCACGTCATCGTGACTCGTTTACGTATGACTCATTCTCTGAGGGTGAGAAACAACGTATCGATCTATCTCTACTATTTACTTGGAGACAGATTGCGAAGATGAAGAATTCAGTTGCCACCAATCTACTAATCCTTGATGAGACATTTGACTCGTCTCTGGATGACGAGGGTGTTGACAACTTGATGAAGATTATCAACAGTTTGGGAGAAGATACCCATGTGTTTGTAATCTCACACAAAGGCGAATTAGAAGATCATTTCTTTGAGAGAAAGTTGGAGTTCTACAAGGACAAAAACTTCTCTAAAGTGAAGACGGCCTAATAAGTTATGATATGGTGCTTGACAAACCATACTGTAATGTGTTATAATATGCAATATAAACCCGATCAATCTAGGTAATAATTATGGAACTATCTGATAAAACATTAAACGTACTCAAGAATTATGCGAGTATCAATCCCAACATTGTCTTTCAAGAAGGCAATACACTCAAGACCATTTCGGTTGCTCGTAATGTGATGTCACAAACGTCACTAGAGGAAACTATGCCATCTCAGTTTGGTATCTATGACCTCAACGAGTTTCTGTCGGTACTATCTCTTGTGGATAAACCACACCTAACATTCTCGGACGATTATGTTACTGTCGGTGATTCTACTGGTCGTAGTAAGATCAAGTACTTCTTCTCTGATCCTGATATGTTGACTGCC